TTCTAACGTGGTCAGCGCCGACACAATCGAAGATGCACAAATCGCAACAGGGGCAACCTGCGTGGAATACACCGAGGCTAATCCTGCTGGAATTGGCTGGACATTTGACGGCACTTCATTCTTGTCTCCAGTTACGTCTGACCCACAGTCGTAATGGTAAAATTGTTAAAGAACTAAAGGAATCTTATGCCCTCAATTATAACCGTAGGTGGTTCAAGCAGCACCGGTAACGGTACAACGTTTGGCGACCTTATCGAGAAAGTATACCGCCGTGTTATGGGTGGTATCCGTGAGCGTACCGTACAAATTAACCAAGTTGACGGCATCGGTACCACTGACACAAGCGTTGTTCTTTCTGGTGTTCAGACATCAGGTATATCGCCTGGCGTTATACTTGCAGTAGAGTTGGAATTGATGTACGTTGTTGAGTGGAACGCAACTACATTAAAAGCAACGGTTTTACGTGGTTATTACGGTTCTATACCAACTAGCCACATCAATGGCACTATCATTTACATTAACCCACGTTACTCACGCTATGACATTGGTGTTGGAATTAATGACGACCTTCGTTCATTGTCTAGCCCAACCAATGGATTGTTCCGTGTAGGTGTTGCTGTTCTTACATACAACCCAGTCTTTGCTGGATACGACCTTGGTGCTTTGCCTGACAACTTCATTGACATCCTTGAAGTCCGTTACCGTATTGCACCACCGTACCGTACCTTCCCACCAATTAAGCGTTGGAAAGTTCTTCGTGGTCTTCCAGACCCAGTGTTCCCATCGGGTCACGGTCTTGTGTTGTATGAATCAGGTTGGCCTGGACTACCTATCTACGTTACCTATTCGGCACCGTTTATTAAGTTAGTAGATGCTGCTGACTCAGTGTTGTCAACACCAGGAACTAACGATGAGGCTGCTCCTAAAAATGGGTACTCAACAACTAACGTTACTAACCTAACTCCAACCATGCTAGACCTACCTCCGCTTGGTGCTGAGATTGACCTGACACTCCCACGTGAAATCTCACGTAACTTTATGGAGTCTCAGCCTGACCCACGTAAGGCACCGGAAGTCCCTGCTGGTTCTGTTTCTGGCTCTGTTAATGCTTTGGCTGCTCGACGCATGCAACGAATCAACGAAGAAGCCGACCGTCTACAACGTCAGTACACCAAGGTTCGTGCCTGGTAATGAGTCTTTACTCTGTTCTTTTTGGTTATTCTAATACCAGCGTTAACGAAGCAGACTCGTATTTTCCTAACGTAGCGTCGTCGTCATCGTCGTCTGCAACTGCTGCACTAGGGGCATACGCTGTAGCAATTAACGGTCGTCAGTTTACAGTTGACACTTCGTTTGAACCTTACCGTCGTGAGGCTTTCCGTCACAAGACTATTCCATCACAGCGTCAATCAATCATGATGACAAACATTGCTGGACAGGGAACAGTTAACACTGAAGGTCTGTGGCGACGTGAGCAGACTGAATGGTCTATGGGTGCAGGTCAAGCGTACTTAGACCGTAAAGGTGACTCACAAGAAACACGGTTTGCTAAAAGTAAGGGAGTGGACGTATTCTCTGTGCCACTTCAGGCGACACTTCTCAATGACACAATTAGCCGGTACTCAACTTCAAACGCAAACGTTCTTGTCAGCCGTTGTGGAATCTACAACGTAATCATTGACGGCACCACTATTCTCTACACCAACAGTTGGCCTACGTACCCTGCTGCTGTAACAACAACAATTGCTACACCCTCTGGTGTCACATCTATTAACTCTATTACTAGCAACGAATTAGTTACCTACATTGCCACCAACAATGGAATCTGGTACTACCAATTTGGTGTGTCTAGTGCTTTTACTTTGTACGCTGCCAACGACGTGACTACTGGTTTCACAGGTGGATACGACATGGTTCGTTGGGTGAATGACCAATTGGTTGCTTCAAAAAACAACCGTCTGTATGCATTCCAACCACGTGTTGCTTCTGGATACCCTGCCTTTGGCGCAGTGCCTAGCATTAACGATGTCACTATTGGTATTAAAGACATTACTCTTTCTGGCACAACCGCTACGGTAACTACAACCGACGTTCACAACCTCAGTGTTGGTCAGCCAATCAGCATTACTAACAGCATGACTCAGGCAAGTATTAGTAGTGTGTCCTACTCATCTGGTGCCATCACCGCTACTTGCTCTACTAACCACGGTCTTTCTGTGGGTGAGCAAGCAAACATTATTCTCAACTACGGTACGGTCCCGTACAACGAAACAGCAACTGTAACTGCTATTACTAATACTACGTTTACGTTTAATACAACGCAGGTTGCAACATCGTCAGGGTTCACAAGCGGTAGCGTTCAGGGTACAACAGGATACGGATTCAATGCACCGTACGCAGTTGCTTCTATACCAAGCACAACAACATTTACTGTTACTGCTGCTTCAACTCTCAGCCCAACTTCAAAGAGCGGAACTGTAGTTAACTCTCAAGTGCCTGACATGTTGTACACCCACGTCAATCCTAATTGGATTTGGTCAGACTCTACTGGTGGTGCTACTCAGGTTTACTTTGCTGGCTATGTAAAGAGCGGAAGCAGTGGGTACAGTGGATGTATCTATCGTTCAAACCTTCAAGGTTCATCAACGTCTAGCACCAGTGGTTACACAACTACATCGACTGGTAACGCACCTCAGCCATTTAACCTAAACCTTCCAGTTCAGGCTTTGCCAATGTCTCCAGATGAGTACCCTACATGCATCAAGTCGTACCTTAATTTTATTTTTATTGGTACCAACCGTGGTATTCGCATGACACAGACACTGAGCATCTACGACCCAACTGCTACTGCAACTGGTGACCTTAAATCAGGACCACTCATTCCTAACATTACTCAACCAGTTAAGTACCCAGTAACGGGCATAACTGGTGACGGACGTTTTGTATGGTTCACTTGGAACAATTACGATACGCAAAGCACTGGTCTAGGTAAGTTAGACCTATCAACGTTTATTGTTGGTGACCCACTAGCACCTGCGTATGCATCAGATTTAATGGTTACAGGTCAAGGAACTATTCTCTCACTTGACTGGGACCCAATCACCAGTTCACCTGTCATGGCTGTTTCTGGTCTAGGAATATTTACAAAGAACCCAAACAACTATGTATCTAGTGGAACAATTGAATCGGGTATCTTCTCATACGGTATTCCTGACCCAAAGATTCCAGTTACTTTTAACTACGGTGTTATTGCAAACAATGGCACATCAGCACAAGCAACTGTAATTGTTGACCCTAATGACAATGACTATGCAGGACCAGTACCTATTGAATCCTATTCAACTACAACGTTGAACACCGGAGAGTACCCAGTTCCTGCGGGTTACCGTGCCGAGCAGTTCTCTGTAACAATGCAATTGAACAGTGACAGCCAAAACGTAGACACTCCTATCCTTTACCGATGGACTCTTAAGTCATGGCCTGCTGCTGTTAGCGAAACAGCCATTTCTGTTGTGTTGCAACTGTACTCCGTAAACGTCGTTGACGGTATGGAAGTCTTTGTTGACCCGTACGAATCATTTATGTTCTTAGAAACATTAAGAAAAAAACAAACCATAGTTGTGTATCAAGAAGGACCGTTGGTTGCCAACGTAGTTGTTGAAGCAATGGACTGGATTCCCCACAAGCGCCGTGGCAATTACGAAAACGGTTTTGAAGGCGATTGTGTAGTAACAATGAAGACTATCGGTGGTTACGTCTATAACGGCGTTTCGACCAACTAGAAAGGTATAATTTAACCATGGCTTTAACATTCCCAGCACGCTCATACGCAGGAGCAGCATCGGCAGGTACCCTTGCTGCTGCTATTAGTTCCGGCTCCACAACCTTTGCATCCAGCACCACGTTGACTGGTTGGGTTGACATCACAGGTGGCACCTTCTCAGGACGATGTGTAATTGCATTTGGATACGGTACTGCTGCCGAAGAAAAGATTCTTTGTACGTACAGTACATCAACAGGTAACTTTACAATCATCACTCGTGGCTACGACGGAACTACGAGTCCAGCCGGTGGTTGGCCTGTTGGAACTACGTTTAACCTTGTGTGGTCTGCTAACGAAGCAGCAGAAGCAAACGCAGCAGTGCAGAACACTGTTGCTCAGATAACTTCTTCTGGTGATTTACTATACGGTACAGGTTCACGCACAATGACACGTCTTCCTATTGGAAGTACTGGTCAGGCTTTAGTTTCTAACGGTTCTACACCATACTGGTCTTCTATTGTTGGTACACAAGGTGCTCAAGGTGCCACAGGGGCACAAGGTGCCACTGGTGCACAAGGGGCACAAGGAGCACAGGGTGGTGGAAGCGGTAGCGTACCATTTACAACCAATGGACAGTTGTGGTATGGAACAGGGTCAGGAACAGCAAACCTTCTTGGCATTGGTTCAACTGGACAAGTGCTTACCGTTTCAGGTGGTGTCCCTGCATGGGCAACATCAACTGGTGGCGGCGGTGTAACAAGCAACTATGCAGAAAGTTACATTTCAGGCAACGTTACCTTGCCACTAACTTCATACACAGGAATAACAAGCGTTTCTTTAACAGCAGGAACTTGGTTAATAACTGCCAGGGCTTTAGTTGGTGGTGGTGCTTCAACAAACAACGTTGATATTTTTATTGGACCTAACTCTGCAAACCCAGCAAGTAATTACGCTACTACTAGTGCTGGACCAATTGCATCGGGTGCCTACCAAACTGTTTCACTTACAAAAGTTGTTGTACTTGCATCTACTACAACTGTTTATTTAAACGGTTACGCAACAACAGCCGCAGGCATTGCAAAGTACACAGCAATAAGTGGTATTAGTTCTACTACTACAGGAATAACAGCAGTACAAATCGCATAATTATGCCTGACGTTGTTATACCTCCTACCGCACAAGCGGGGCAGATACTTACCTCTGTAGGTAACGGTAACCAGGTGCAATGGAAAGCACCTAGAAGCAACACGTCTGGAGCGACAACATCAACATTGCCTGCTGGTTTGATTATGGATTACGCAGGTTCGTCTACGCCTGCAGGGTGGCTTCTTTGCGATGGTTCTGCGTATGACACAACAACGTACGCTTCTTTGTTCGCCGCCATTGGTTACACATGGGGTAGTTCTGGTAGCAATTTCAAAGTGCCAGACCTGCGTGGTGTAATGACGCTTGGTGCTGGGTACAACGCTGATGCTACTGTTACATACTCATTGGCAACAACAGGTGGTGCTGTTAAAACAACTTTGATTACAGCCAACTTACCTGCTCACACTCACGTGGTTAATGACTCAGGTCACAATCACGGAGTTACAGATGGCGGTCACACTCATGGTGGTCCAAGTGGCAACAACTACATGACAAGAAATACTGCGGGTGCTTTTTTTACTGGTACTACTACAGCGAACATGTCACAGGCAGCCACTACTGCCAGTGCAACAACAGGTATAAGCGTTAACAGTGGAACTACGGGTATAACACTTCAAAACACTGGTTCAGGTACAGCAGCAACAACAATTTCGCCATACGCAGTAACTAACAAAATTATTAAGACATAGGAGAACCATGGACGTACGAGACACAATAGTTGCATGGGCTAAGTGGGCAGCAGCCAACCACGCCAAGTTCAATTACACCGAAGGACCACTACGCATGAGTGGTATCAACAAGCCAGGCAAATTGCCAGTTAACGCTGACTGCTCTGCCTTTGTCACCCTTTGCTACAACTGGGCTGGCGCACCAGACCCTAACGGCATGGGCTACAACCACACAGGGTACACAGGCACACTGCTGTCTCACGGCAAGAAGATTGCTTTGAAGGACGTACAGCCTGGCGACGTTGTCGTGTACGGTCCAGGTACAGGATGGCACACAGCACTTATTGTCGAAGGTGGACCTAACCCACTTACCGTGTCCCACGGTCGCCAAGGGGCACCGGAGTATTGTCACGTATCCCAAGACGGACGTAAGCCACAGACTTTTCTTCGCTTCAATACAACTGCACTAGGTGACAAAAACATTCACCTCCCACCCAAGGCATAACCGTGCTCGGCGTTAACTGGAATAACTGGTTTACTGTTGCATCCGGTTACGCAACGACGGTTGGTGTTGGTGGTGGTGTTGTTATTTGGGGTTGGAGAAAGTTGATGGCAGAGTTTAAGCCGAATCACGGGTCGTCTTTAAAGGACGCACTGAATCGGATAGAAGAAAAGTTAGACGACATAAACGCACACGTTCACGAAGTGGACATTGAATTGCGTTCGCACATTTCGTTTCATAAAGGAAGGGATTCACAATGAAGTTAGCCTTATTAGCGGCACTGTCGCTTGGAGTAGCAAACGTATTCTCTGTGCTTATGGTTCAGGCAGAAGCACGAGGTCGTCCTGTTGTTGCTGGTCTGACTGAAGTGGGCTACTGGGTAGCCAACATTTTCTGCATTAAGACTGCAGTCAATGATTTTACATGGCAGTTAGTTTTCTTTTGTGTCATCTCTGCCTACATCAGCACATACTTTGCCACACGTCACGGTCATGACAACATCGAAGATGTCACTGACGTACGTCAAGACAACGACCTGAATCTATTAGAAGAACGAGTAGAGGTCTTGGAGGCGAAAGATGACTCCCGGTGATTTGGTTTTCTGCCACACCAAAGGAATCATTGGCGCAAGCATTCGATGGGCACAGAAGTTCATGCCTTCATCTGACTATTCAAAATGGAATCACGTTGCCATTTTGGACAGATACGTGGACGGGCAATGGTATCTCATCCAAGCCCAACCGAAAGGTGTCACAGACAACCTAACGTTGGAACAGTCGGCGTTCGGTGGAACGTATGAAGTAATAAAACTACCAGCCAGCGTTGACCGAGACAAAGTACTGAAGTTCGCTCGCTCTCAGGTGGGCTTGAAATACAGTTATCTTAGCATACTTTCATGTGCCTTCGATAACATACTTCCCGATGCCATCTGTCTAAGGAAATCTAAGACTTGGATTTGCTCTGGTCTGGTGGCTGGTGCCTTGTGGTACGGGGGATTTCACAAGGTAATGGAGTTGAGTGACATGTACTCGACCACCCCAGCCGAAGTAGCAGAGGCAGTAACAGAAAAATAAATTACATAAGTGTTGTTTTGTTGGTAACTTGTGTGCTAGACTCCCAATGGGCGGAACTAGACAAGGAGCATTACCTTGCAAAAACCAACAACACACGTAATTATTCCTGATACTCAGGCTAAGGCTGGAGTACCAACAGACCACCTTCGCTGGATAGGTCAATACATTGTGGACGAGTTCCACGATGAACCCATCAAGATTATTCACCTAGGTGACCACGCTGACATGCCGTCTCTGTCGATGTATGACAAGGGTAAGAAGGCTATGGAAGGTCGCCGTTATAAGCAGGACATAGAAGCAGCCAATGACGCATGGGCAATCCTCAACCAAGCACTCACCGACTTTAACAAGAATCGTCGTAAGACCAGGCACGCTAAATGGAACCCTGAGAGGCACATCCTCCTTGGTAACCATGAGGATAGAATCAACCGTGCTGTCTCAATGGATGCACAACTTGAAGGCGTTGTTACCACAGACCACCTCGACTACGTCCGAAGCGGATGGAAAGTAAGTAACTACTTAGAAATCCTATGGCTTGATGGCGTTGCTTACAGCCACTACTTCTATAATCCAATGACCGGCAAGCCACTAGGAGGCACCGTTGAAGCGAGACTTAAATCCATTGGCCATAGTTTCACGATGGGCCACCAACAGACGCTCGCCTACGGGCTTAGATTCGTCGCTGGCAAGAGCCAACATGGCCTTGTTGCTGGCGCATGCTACCTCCATGATGAAGACTATAAAGGCCCGCAGGGGAACGCCCACTGGCGAGGAATAGTAGTCAAGCACGAGGTGCGTGAAGGTTCATACGACCCTATGTTCGTATCGCTCGACTACCTATGCCGTCGCTACGAGAAGATGCCACTGGTGCAGTTCATGAAGAAGAAGTACCCTAACGTAGAGTACTCGTTCTAATGCTGTGGACCTGGTCATGGATACTAGCCTTTGTAGGTTCATTTGGTTTGTTCACCGTAGGTAGCAAGATACGTTGGGGATGGTTTGTCCTTATCTGCAACGAGTTCCTATGGGTAATCTACGCCCTGCAATCTAAACAATACGGATTTATTCTGTACAGTTTCCTGTACGTGGTTATGTACATCCGTGCTATGTTCAAGTGGGATGACAATGATTAGCGTATTCACCCCAAGCCATGACCCTAAATACCTTGACCAGTGCTACCGTTCGCTCAACGAGCAAACCAATAACAACTGGGAATGGATAGTCCTCCTTAACGGCGATGCCGACTGGGACCCACCCAAGGACGCAAGGGTTGTGGTGTACTACTCCGTGGCAGAGGGCGTGGGTGCTTTGAAACGTGAAGCCGTATCATACTGCACAGGTGACGTGTACCTAGAACTTGACCACGACGACATACTTATGCCTAACGCACTCATGGAAGTTGAGTACGTCTTTGATAAGTTTCCTGATGTCGGGTTTGTATACTCTGACACAGCCCAAATCCTTGAAGATGGCAAGGCTGACCTAGTCCCGCCTTTTGGGGCAGAGTACGGGTGGAAGTACTACAACGAGGAAGGTTACGTTGGGGCTTTGGCTTTTGAAGATTACCCTCACAACGTGTCCTACATCTGGTTCGCACCGAACCACCTACGTGCCTTCAGGAGTGCCCTATACGCCGAAATAGAGGGGTATAAGGCCAACTTAGAGGTACTGGACGACCAAGACATTATGACCCAGTTGTACCAGACAGCGACTAAGTTCTACCACATCCCTGAGATTCTGTACCTTCAACGTGTGCACCCTAACAACACTCAGTCAGTAAGAAATGCGGAAATTCAGACTGGCACAGTGAACATGTACTACCAGACTATCGAGAAAAACTGCCTAGCATGGGCTAACCGTGAAGGTCTGTTGGCACTCGACCTTGGTGCACACCACAACAAAGCCGAAGGGTTCCTAGGGGTTGACCTACGCCCAGGCGAAGGGGTTGACTACGTTGGTGACATCTTTGACATGGACATTGCCGACAGCAGCGTTGGTGTTATCCGTGCGTACGACTTCATGGAGCACATCGCTAACAAGACAGCCTTCATGGAGTGGTGCTACGACAAGTTAGCCCACGGTGGCATGTTGCTCTCGATGACACCAAGCAGTGATGGACGTGGTGCCTTCCAAGACCCAACACATATTGCCTTTTGGAACGAGAATTCGTTCTGGTACTACACCGACAAGAACTACGCAGACTTCATCGATTTCAAGTGTAGGTTCCAGCAGTCTGCATTGCGTAGTTTCTTTCCAAGCGACTGGCACAGAGACAATCACATACCGTACGTGCAGGCCAACCTTATTGCGGTCAAGCAAGACACTCACCACTTTGGAGGTTTGTTAAACATATGAGTTACGCAAGGATTGTGGACAAAGAGACAGGCGAACCCGTCCTAACTCATAGGGGTGATTTCCGAGGGTACAAATGCGAACTTTGTAGAACTCAACGTTCTATCTATGGTCTTCAAGAAATCATGGACCACCTCATTGATTACCATGAGAAGGTTGAAATAGTCAGTATTTGACAAACCCCCTTTGGGTGTGTATCGTTGGTACCACTCAAAGGAAGGAGTAAGATGAACCAAGTATCCAATCCCGTGATTACTGGTTTGCTTGTAGAGGAACTACACCTCAAGAGCCAAACACCCAAGCCCACCGCAAAGGGCACACCATTACGCTACTCATCGGCACACTCGTGTGCTCGTCAGCAGGCGTATGCAGCACTAGGTGCTGACCCTACCGAACCTATGGACCACGCCGGTGCATGGGTTACAGGTCTAGGCACCATCGTCCACGAAGCACTACAGGATGCGATTAGTCGTCGCTTTCCATCAGCCCAGTTCGAGGTCGCCTCTCAGATAGGAGATTTCCTATCAGGTTCGTGTGACGCACTCATTGACATTTACGACGTTGGTTCTGTCTATGGTGGCACACACGTCCTGTACGAACTCAAGACCATGGGTACCTACGCCTTTGACAAGCAGGTCGGGTGGAACCGTCTGCGTGGCACCGTTGGTGTAGGTGTTGGCCCAGCAGCAAAGGCTGTTGCACAGGCTGGCATGAACGCACTAGGCATTGAAGCAGAGAACCCTGACATCCGTATCGAGACACTCGTCATGGGTAGCATTGGCTTCGAAGCACTGTCGAAGAACAAGGCAGAGAACATGGGTGTCGAAGGTGTCAACCGATTTCTTGCCGAGTTCGAGGTACCACGTTATGAGTGGGAACCACTGGCTTCAGAAGAGATTGCACGTATGGAAAGTGTCCAGCGTCTCCTGGAAGATGGTTACCTACCTATTCGCTCCGCTAAGGACGATGACAATAGTGTGCTAACGTTAGACCCCAACGGTCGTGGATGGCAGTGCGACTACTGTGCGTTCCGTTCTGTCTGTGTAGACGACGGTCCGGCATCTATAAAAGTCTCAAGCAGTTCAATGAGTAAAAGAAAGGAAGTACAGTGAACACCACATACCCAACAGTTACCATGGCAGGTAGCGAAGTAGAATTGACCATGTTCCCCGATTGTACCGATGGCAACACATGGGCAGTAACCCTTAAGGAGAACGACGACTCTGTCTTTCTCGGTATCACACACAACTACGAGGCATGCCTTGAGATGATGAATACTTTCATGGTCGCATTCGCTGCTCTCGGGTACAAACTAGACTCAAACTTAGGAGAAACAAATGCAGAGTGAATCAATAGACCTATTAGCCAAGTCACTTGTAGGTGCACAAGCCGAGTTCGGTGCAGTGCCGAAGGGTTCAGTTAATCCTTTTTTTAAGTCAAAGTACGCTGGCTTGCCAGAAGTAATGGCTCATGTTAGCCCAGTGCTCTCGAAGCACAAGTTGGCTATCAGTCAATTCATTACATACGCAGAAGATGGTACAGACACATTACTTACTTACCTTCTGCACGAGTCAGGTCAGTACATGGCTTACTCTATGAAGTTGCACCTACCTAAGCAGGATGCCCAGGGACAAGGCAGTGCTACGACCTATGCTCGCAGGTACTCGGTACTTGCTGTGCTTGGTGTAGTAGCAGACGAAGATGACGATGGCAACAAGGCTAGCCAAGCACCTAAGTCAGCACCTAAGTCTAAGCAACCAACACCGCTAGACAACATGCGTGAACTACTAGCCAAGAAGTTCGATGAGCCAGCAGACCGTAAAATGTTTTGTGAGGAAAGAGTTCAGCGTACATTGAAGTCGTTGAATGACCTCGAAGAAGCAGAGATTGTCGGTATCATCCTAGAGTTGTCATGACCAAGTGGAAAGACTGCCAGCACGAGTGGCTAATAAGTGTTACACATTATAACTCTTACGTTTTCTGTCCCAAGTGTGAAGCATCTTTCAAACCACAAAGCCAACAGATGCCCTACAAAGGCATAGTACCGGAGCAGTATAAGTAATGACAGTTATCATCGGTTACACAGACGGAAAGAATTACGCTATTGGCGGAGACTCAGGAGCCTTCGATGAAGGTGGACTGTATCAACTGACTGGTGAACCGAAGGTATGGAAGTCGGGCGATTCGTTAATCGGTGGTGCGGGTAGTTTCCGCATCATCGAACTTGCCCGCAGGTCAGGTCTTAATGACCCCTACGCTTTACGCAACCACCTTATAGAGTCTAACCCTGGTGGTGAGTGGAGCCTACTAGTCGTCACTAAGAAAGCATTGTACGAATTGTGCGATGACTTTTCTGTTGTTAAGTTTAAGGAGAATTATGCAGCAATCGGTGCTGGCAATTCTGTTGCTACTGGGGCTATTGCGACTTTGGCAGAAACTAAAGTAGAACCGGACATGGCAGTTCGAGTAGCATTGAAGGTCACGGTACGCCACTGCAACATGGCTATGGCACCATTCACGGTGGTGAAGTCATGAGGAAGTGGGTGTGCCCGAAGTGTCTATTGCTGATAGAAGCAAGAGCAGAAGAAGTATTACACCGTTGTCCTAGCAACAAGTCTAGGTACACGTCATTCGAAGAGAAGGAAACAGATGAAAAAGGACGTTGAATACGAATACCTACGTGAGCGGAATGAGATTCTGCTTGGACGTATAGAGGAATACATGGTCGAGAACCGTGACCTACAACGTAAGGTGCGTGAGTTGCAGTTGCACCTCTCACGCCTACGCCATCCGTCAGGGGAGGGCAAATGATTAAGTCAGCCATTGCAGTTGTAACTGCTATGACATCATTCTCTTTTTTCCCGACGAGCAAAGCAGAAGTACCACAACCAATCTTGGTAGAGACGGCAATGTCTACCCCCCCATTGTTGTCTCTACCTAGAGATGTACAAGCCAGATTTGCATGTGTTGCATACCGAGAGAGTCGTGGCAAGGTAGTTGATACCAATCCGGTATCAGGTGCTCAGGGTATGTTTCAATTCATGCCTGACATTTGGCAGTTCGCTCGTGCGCACGTCAAGGGTCTACCACCTACACCGAACGAAGCAGACATCTATCAACAACAATCAGCAGTTGTATTTTATTACAACAGAAACCACGGGCTTTATCCAGAATGGACGGACGGTTGCTAATGAACCCAACCTTTAACGCAATACTAAAAGAAGTACAGGACATGCACGACAAGAAGTCGAGAGACTACGGTCGTCCTGAGAATCCCTACTACAACATTCGTCAGAGCATGGCTTTTGGTATACCCTCATGGGTGGGTGCTTGTCTGAGAGCCAATGACAAAATGGGTCGTCTGCAACTTGCGGCTCAGGGTTCACTACTGGCGAACGAAGGCATTGAAGATTCTTTGCTCGACATGATTACGTACTTGACCATCGCACTAGATGAGTTCAGGAATGGAAACTGATTACCGCAAGGCCCTTTGCATTTTAATCGATGAAGGATTTGTTACCACTGACCAGGTAAAACAGGCAGTAAGCAAAGCCAAGAAATTACAGTACAAAGAAGGCCAAGACTCAGCGACATGGAAGTCGGCACACACGCTTGCCGTTGAACTACGTGAGTTGTGTGTGGCGAATGGATACAAAGCATTCAGTATCAACAAGTCTTCGATGAGCGACATCGAGTACTTGCTACGTGTCACTAACCACACCGAAGAAGAAGTACGTGGTGTTATTCAATGGGCTACATCGGATTCATTCTGGTCACCCGTGATACTCAACACCACACAACTGCGTAAACACTTTGACCAGTTGTTCATCAGACGGAACAGAACGTCTGTACAACAACCAGTCGTCGACCGCAGTGAAGAAGTACGCAAGAGCATGGAGAACTTTGAGAAGAAGTTGGAGCAACGCAGGGCAGAAGCAGTGCCTATGCCTAGAGGATTCAAGGACGTATTAAAGAAAGGTAAAAGCAGTGAAGTTGAATGATTGGACAGCAGACGCTAAGTGTAAGGGGATGGACACAAACATCTTTTTCCCATTGAAGGGTTCTTCACACAAAGTTGACGAGATGGTACGGAGCATTTGTCACGGGTGCCCTGTGTCAGAGCAGTGCTTGGATGACGCACTATCTACGTATAACCAGATAGGATACAGAGCAGGTCTTAGTGCCAAGCAACGTAGAAGTATGTTGCTCAAACAGAAGCGAGAGAGTGCAGCATGAAGAAAATAACCATGACCGAAGAAGAAGCAATACAGAACATTAACGAAGCAGTGGACTCAGTTATGGTTCCCTTGTTGACTGAACTGGTAACGCTTGGTGTATCACAGGAACTAATTGGCACAGCGATGATGAACATCGCAGAGCGAAAGTTAGACGAGCATGACGACACCACAGAAGGCTAAGGGTTCTCAGTGGGAGCGTGACGTTGCTAAGTTCTTCAACGAGAACGGCTACCCCAATGTCGAAAGACGATACGGTGCTGGCAACACAGTTGACAAAGGCGACCTCAATGGATTCGCACACGCCATTGTTATCGAGTGCAAGAACGTTGGCAAGATAACGCTCGCTTCTATCATGGACGAGACAGAGGTGGAGAAGAACAACGCTAAGGCAGACATCGGCCTTGCGGTGATTAAGCGCAGGAACACCAGCGCAGGGCGAGCCTATGCAGTAGTGACACTAGAAGACATGGTGAAACTGTTGCACATGGCTGGCTATTGATGTAGTATTACAGGGCAGTAAATAAACGAAAGGTACAGAGATGAGTACAACCATCATTGGTAGATTGACAGCAGACCCCGAGATTAAGTTCACTAACAACGGCACAGCCCTTGTGAATTTCTCGGTAGCAGTAAACCGTAAGAAGGGCGACGAAGAATACGTCTCCTATTTCGATGTAACAGCATGGGGCACACTCGCACAGGGTGTTGCCGACACACTTCACAAAGGTGACCGAGTTGTGGTAAATGGGTTTCTAACCCAAGACCGTTACGAGAACAAGGAAGGTAAGACGGTGAGCAAGGTAGTTCTAACTGCCGAAGCCGTTGGTCCCGACCTTCGATTCGCAACGGCCACAGTACAGGCTACTAAGAAGAAAGAAGTTGAAGCAGACTTCTAATGGCTGATTGGTCCGAAGCGAAGTGTATTGGTATGACCAAACTTTTCTTCGACGACCGCATAAAAAAAATTAACCGAGCGAAGTACATTTGCAAAGAGTGCCCACTTAAGAACGAGTGTCTTGAGTGGGCACTTGTGCATAGAGAAGCATGGGGAGTATGGGCTGGTCTTGACTATCACGAACTTCGTATTGTTGCCGTCTCATTGGGCTATGCGCCCCCTAACAGACGTGAGGTGGAGCATGGCACCGAACGTGGCTGGGCGTGGCACAGAAGGCAGAAGATGAAGGACACAGAGCACGAGACGTGCCAGCCTTGCGTTGACGCATACAACCAAGCCACCCGTATCCGAGTAGCCCGTTACCGCAAAAGAAAAAGTTCGACTTGACACGCACGTAGTTGTGTGCTTATAATGTAGTCATACCAATTAAGGAGGGTATTATGGAAGAAAAATTATTCGGTAGAGATAATTCAGAAGTGCTTTGGTTTTCTGAGATAACAGAAGACTTTATCGCCAGTGCTAATCTAAGCGACGAAGACCAACAGTCGTTCTTTGAGCAACTTAACGATGCAGTCTTGGAAGTCTGTGACATTTGGGGGGTTGGGCTATGACTTGGGAAAAGTATTCTTATACGTGTGACCCTGACCATTGCGACTCTTCGGTTGAGATTACAACTAAGTTGCCTATTATTAAGCCTGAGTGTTTTTCATGCGGTAGGATGATGAACCTTATTGCTGTAAAAAATGGTGAACCTGTTGTTGGTTCTGTAGAAGATTATTTGGCTTACCTTGAGAAATCAGGAGAGACAGGTATCTAATGACCGATTCAGTTACGATTAAGATTCGTGGCGAGATGGTAAACTTTGTGTTTGACATTACGCCTGAGCAGTGGGTGGAGATTGACAAGTGTGTCAACGGACATAACCGCCCACGCAAAACCAGTCGTGGTACAAAGGACGTGGTGACTCTCATACGTGAGAGCATCAGATTCGCTGACGTGTAGTTTCCCTTCTTTCTAACACGTCAGCCATGCCCCTGTGAGGTGCGCTTGTTCCTACCTCTTGCAAGTGACCTTACAGGGGCACTCTACGAAAAATGCGACCAGCGTCCGAGCACATGTTGCCCCTGCGGGGCCGGAAAAAAAGTAAAATACAAGTTGAAGACTTGGATTTTGCATGTTAAAAAAACCATGGGGAGTTGCGCAACAGCGCAACCCCCAGGGCTTTTTAGTTATTTGTCGTACAGGAATAGTAAAATGTACCAACTTACTATCCACACCAAGCCAAGGGTATACGCAGATTGCGTACCACCCTGGCTTAGTGCAAGACACCAACCTGTTAAAACGGCGACTATACGCCGTGATGTTTGAGTCATCGCTTAACCGACCCAACGAAGCACTGACATGCTTCCCAGTTGGCGTTACAGTCTTGACACCAACCACAGTAGTGACAGAACTCATCCATGTAACTGAGTGTTTCTGGACACTCAGTGTTGAGACACTTTGTGAGCATAGTATCCTCGTCGTCCCAATTCTGATGACCCATGATGACTGCTTTGGGTGCTGGGTATGTGGAGTAATTATAAGGCATGTATGACTTATTACTCCACCACAACCCCTCGGTCTGCCAATGGCCGAGTGATTCGCCAAGAATCAGTAGCGGTATTTCTAGTTCTAAGGTCAGAATTACAACCTTGGAATTGCTACCCTCTACAAATCCGTCCATTACGTCCCACACTCGCTGGTCACAAAGACCAGTGATGCCGCCGAACCGTGGCAACACGTCTTCGGCAAACACTCGAGAGTCGGAGCGCCAGTCTCCCTTCTCGAGGGTTAATGGCAGAATGCCATTGTGGGCAATGATGGATTTCTTGTCTGAACCCTCAACCATGAAGCCATGACAACCACGGATGGATGTTTCACCGTGTGTTGCAATGCGAGCGTGGAAGAAATGTGCTTGCACATGATTCCCGTACTCGCGGAAGACAGCCTCGTAATCGTGGATGGCTTCCTTGGCTACCATGGATTTACCTGATAACAACATAAGGTCACCCTTGTGTTCTACAACAGCACCCCAACCGAATCCGTCAGGATTAGATTTGCATGCTTGCTCCAACTCAGCATGAGTCGGTTTTTCATTTCCAATTCCGGCGCAAATTACGCACATGGTAATACCTCTTTCATTCCGGTGAATGGTTCACCTGCTATAACTCTCGCTGCATGTGGGAATTTCCCACGTGCCACGTACTGCGCAAACTTAGGCCAGTCCAATGCACCACGGGCGACATCGAAAGATGTAAGACCGTGTGTGTAATCTCTGGCTGCTGCTACTAACTCGATACAACCTAACCAACGCAGCGAGAACGAAGGACGGAAAATCCGGACTTCGATGGTGTGCTGATTGGCAAAGTTCACAGCGTCAGAGTGACTACTCTCGTACGGCTGTAGAACTTTAAGCGGTACACCGCCACGCTTTAAGCCGTTGAAGTTGGCATAACCTGAACTACGGCGTGCTGCTTCTTTCCAGTCCAATTCATTGCGACTGAACAACAGGCCGAAACGTGTCTGATGAGCAGGTGACATACCTGCTCTAGACATGTGCACGTGTAGGCCGCAATTTGGGCGGTTCCACGCACGTTGCCCCAAGTGATTAAGTTCGTCAAGAACTTTTAAGAACTCAGGGGCAAATTCACGCCATGAATCTAGGTCACGTGGGTGTGTAACTATTTCAAACCCACCAGTCAAACTGCCGTCTTCCTTAAGATACGCAGTATCGTGGTTAATTTTACCGACGAAGTGTCCTGCGGCTTCTGAGTTGTTACGGTGTATATTCTCACATTCGAGTTCTATACCGAATTGTATGTCAGAATCACCGTGGAACACGGGGTCTGGTTTGTAACTGTAGTTATAGGTGTAATTATCTGCTTCGTCGTTACAACAACTGTCGTTGTTAGAACGATACTCGTCACAACCTTCACACCACCAGTAATAGTTACCGAGGCAACCGTCACAAACAGTACCTACGCCTGTAACATGACCACTGTCGTAATAACTAGAGTCATAGTTTTGGTCACACTCATGACACCAGAAAGCCTGTGTATCATTACAGTCTTGACACCAGCGTTGTTCTTGACCAACAGAGTAGACTATGAAACAGTCATGTTCTGTCTCACCGTCGCTACAGTTGGCGCATGGTGATATAATTACAACTTCTTCTTCCGTCGGTACGACGGGTTCTTGCATTTCAGACATGATTCCTTCTTTCATGTATGCACCGGTAGCACCTTACTACCGATGGTAAAACAATGACCAGCAACCGAGTACCTGATGTACTCATAGAAGTGGTCATTTTTTACTACTAGGGGCAGGGCTAAATGCCCTACCCCCTAGTAATATTAGTTGCTACCTATGTAGCGTATGTACAGTTTGGTGATTTTACCGTATTTACGGTATGCACGTTCAAACTGCTTGCTTTTGAACTCTGTGGGCAGATATGCACCACGGTTTGGCTTTGATTCGTAAATCAAGGCCCATTGGCCTGGATTCTCGATTAGCATTAGTTTTACAGGGGCCCATTTTGCACCCTTGATAACTCGTGCTGTCTGTTTTTCTTGTGGTGTCTCCCACTTGACGTTAATCATGATTTCCTCCTTTCCTTCTTTAGTTCGGATTTCGTGTATTGCAGAAGCCAAACCTTTAGGCACTGAGCCTAGTTCGGTTTGGACTTCTAAAATTGCTCTTGCTAATTGATTCATTGAATCTGCTGTAGTCATTAGAACCACCCATTACGACGGCGACGGCGACGGCGACGACGGGGTGAGTCATCAAATATACCAAGCAAATAAGCCCAAAGTACCCACGAACCCGTGAGTACTCCGAACAGAAAAGACCAGAATGCGTCTGCGTTAAATCCTATTTCCATGTTAACCTCCTATATAAGGTGTTGCTACTGCCCGACTTGGGCATTTTTTATACAATTTGGTAATGCCTTTGTGTAACCATTCAGACTTGTAGAAAGGTGGCTCAATCACCTCTACAAGTTGAATGTTACAATTTGCGCAATAAACTCTACCCCAGGACATTATTCATACATCCTGATGAGACGACGGTCGATGTCACACTTTTCACACCAACAGTCTAAGTCGTCAATGAGGCCTTGCTCATACTCAAGTTGGACTCTTTTGAGACGCGCTTCTTCTGCTTGCTCAACGTCGAGGATTTCGATGTATTCCATTTCAGCCACACAGTGGGTGCAACGGTCACCTGGTTTACCCCAAACATCATTACCACATAGACATTCAACTACTGAATCTACATACTTAACATCTGACATTTTTCCAACTTTCATATCATCGCTCGTACCTACCTTAGGCACGGTTGTTAGACAAGAAAGCGTCTGCGGAGCAAGATTTGAAGACGAGCAAGGCGTGAGCCAAAGATTTTTATAAAAATTTGGAAGTCAACAGGCTTACAAATTATTATAAAATATCTTGGTTGCTCGTCACGCAAATCGCAGTGGAGTGGATGCTATCTTGTTGAGACCGTGCTGCCCCCCTTTATAGGGGGGCCGACCCGCTCGCCGGCTATTTGTTGAAAACAAATAGGTTTCGCCGCTTTTGGCGAAACGTCGAGGGGGATTTCGTTTCATTGGTTACACAACGAGTGAGCGTGTAGCGATTCGCCGTAAGGCGATGCGTCGCAGACTGAGCGTCGCAGACCCAAGCGCCGCAGGCTTAAGAAGAAGAAGGATTGGAGCGTAAGCGTTAAGCCCATCCATTGTATTCCCTATCATAACCACTGTCATTACAATAGAAAGCAAGGCAAACTGCATAGATAGTGTGGCGTATGCCACGCATGCAGTCGGAGACCCCTAGGGGGGTCGGAGTGAGGGCGAGTCATGCATATGACGTAGGCCGAATGCTTGGCACACACAGAGAATCCAAGGGATTCTGACCGGGTGTGTGCCGAGCGGGGGTCAAGTAAAGTAAAGTGTATCCCAAAAATGGTGAACTGTCATTCTCTCCAAATCAGGGCTAGCACACGAGCCGAGAACCCTGTCACATTTCTGTGTCAAAACCACTGTCAGAGGGTGTTGTAGGACTGGGGTTGTTTTAACATAAAGCCCCCTGCATTCACCACTAAAAAAATCTTAGGACAATCCACCCGTCATGAACACGAGGACTATTTACCAAAGGCTCTTGGCACGTGTTCAACCCAACCCCGCTCTAACCGGGTAACTCCGGCGAGTATCTGCAACCTCACGGCTGGGACTCACATTCCGGGGCGACTTTCACGCACGACCACTCACATCGGTGATACATCTACTATAACACCTTCACCGCCCTTGTGACGTAACTATTGTGTGAATGTTTTCACAATGTGTGTGTATGGAGTGTGTATGGAATGTGTATGTGCTACTCTAGATGTATGTGTGCAACTTGCGGCTGTGGCCGACCTAAAGACAAGCATGGCGAAAAGACCTTGGCTAAGGCAAACAAGAAGTACTCCAAGGTAAAGCCAAAACCTAAACCAAAGCGGCCTTGATTTTTCGCAGCCGCCGCCGCGACAATACCGTCACCTCTCTTCGCCTTGGATGGCGTAGAAAGCGTAGACGAGACTATAAGGCTCTCTGGAACGCGGACGGTACGCCACGCTCCTAGAGCAGTTTTGCACCTCGGTGCTAAAAACAAAATTTTTTTGGCTTTTCGTGTGCTACACTCAGGGGTATGAATAAACACATAGCCCCACACATCACAGCACTCCTTACAGGGGCAGGTGCTGTGCTATCAGTAGTACATCCAGGCTTCAGTCTTCCTGTAGGAGTTCAAGGACTTGTAGCATCAATTTGCGTATTGGCTTCTACCTTTACCGAAGCACTCCATTTTGTGCGCAAGCACAACCTTGAGAGCAACCTTGCACTGGCGACTCACCTTGCCGGTGCAGTGTCTGCAACAGTGGCAGAGGAAGAAACCAAAGCGTAATGTCACACGGGGAGATAATCGAAAGTTCACTGAAAGCGTGGATAGATGAGAACCTCCCCAAGTTCCTCAACCGTATAAACGAGGAACTACCAACAGACGCACCATGGGAGATGCCGGTCGTGGAGGATTATGTCCTCGTAATTGCCGTTAAAGATTACAACGACGGACTCGGCGGCATCTTTACCATTGGTGATTCCAACGTGCCTGGATACAGGGTACGTGGCTTGATTGCTGACGCATTGAACTCATAAATGGCTGTAACACCAGTACAAAGGAAGAAGTACTTTGAAGCACGAGCGGCTGGATTCTCCATTGCGGAAAGTGCTCGAAAGGCTAAGTTCTCAGAAGCCACAGCCTACCGAGTCGAGAAAGCCGCCCAAACCCTTAGAGCCGACGAGGGAATAGATAGTTCTGCTCGTGACTATCGTGAGCGTAAGACCGAAGCAAAACTGCAAGGTCCTATTGCCTACGACAAATTAAGTGACGAAGCCAAGTTAGCACTTGAAGACTTTGGTTACTTTCGTGAGAGGTATTTTGGTCGTGTGTCTACGCCATGGCAAGAAGAAGCAGGTATGGCACTTGTAGATTTACTTGAGTCAGAACAAAAAGAATACGTGGTTATGAACATGCCACCTGGTTCTGGTAAGACAACTCTTCTTCATGACATTACCTGTTGGGTTATTTGTCGCAACCGTTCCACACGACTTCTGACCGGTAGTGCGACTATGTCCCTAGCCAAGCGAAACTTAATGCGTGTGCGCCGTTCACTAGAACGTGTTATTCCAGAACAAGCCGATGAGATGCTTAAAACCCGTGGGCAGGCACTGGATGCTATTACTACAATGGCTCACGACTTTGGACGCTTTAAGCCATTGGAAAAAGAACTGTGGACTAACGAAGCGTTTATTGTTATGCAGCCAGAAGAGATGGGTGCTATCTCAGAAAAGGAACCAACACTAAGTGCTTACGGTATGGACTCTGGTTTTATTGGTGGTCGTTTTGATGGTTGTTTTTGGGACGACCTCGTAGACCCTAGAAAGGTGCGAAGTGCTGAACAACGTGAGGCAATGGAAGACTGGTATCAAGACGTGGCTGAAACACGATTGGAGCCTGCAGGAATGCTTGCTCTTATTGGCCAGCGTTTGGCTCCTGACGACTTGTATCGTTTTGCTCTTGACATGGTGCAGCCATTAGACGAAGAAGCAGAAGAAGCCATTGATGAGATGACTGAAGAAGAAGCGACACTGCTTCGACGTGACAAAAAGTACAAACACCTAAAGTACAGGGCACACTATGAAGAAAAATGTAATCCAGATAATCACAAGCGTTCGGCTCTTGCTTACCCCGAAGGTTGTCTTTTGGACCCACGCCGTCTCGGATGGCGAGACATTTCTAACCTTATGTCCAACCGAGGAGAACGCTTTGCTGTTGTATACCAGCAGGAAGACCTGGCGCTAGATGAAGTCCTTGTCAGGAATGAATGGGTATATGGCCACGGGAATAGCCCAGGGTGCATTGACCATGAGCGTGACCGTTGGGAAATACCGCCAGGACTTAACCCCGCCGATTGCATCGTTGTGGCAACGGCCGACCCGTCACCAACCAATTATTGGTCAATACAATGCTGGCTCTATCACAAAGAATCAGAACAGCGTTTTCTATTAGACCTTATTAGAGCCAAGATGGAAGCCCCACAATTTTTAGAGTACAACTACAACGAGGGTGAATTCACTGGAGTTATGGAAGATTGGCAAAGATTGTCTATTTCCATTGGGTTTCCTATCCAGGTGTGGGTTGTGGAACAAAACGCAGCCCAGCGATTTATGTTGCAATATGACCACTTTAAGCGTTGGCGACAACTGCGTGGGGTAGAGATTATTCCCCACAACACAACTAGTAATAAATCTGACTCCGAGTATGGTGTTACGACAATTTCTCAACATTGGAAGTTTGGTCGTGTAAGATTGATGGGTAAGGGTGAAGGTAAAACTCGCTCGATGAAACTTATCGACGAGGTAACCAGATACCCCCACGGACGTACGGATGACTGTGTGATGGCGGAGTGGTTCTTTGAATGGAACCTTCCTAACATCTACATGCCTCAAACTAAGTCTGTACAAGCATGGCGACCAAAATGGGTAAAAAATACCCAACTAACTAACTTGAGGTTTTAGATGCCCCTTTCTCCTGACAACGACAAAGCCTCCGGGCAGATTGTTCAAATGTATCAGGAGCGTCGCACACAACGTAGCGGTACGTTCCGACGCATGCAAGAAGTACGTGACCACTACAACGGTGACGTTATTGTTCCACTACCAGAACTAGACGAAGCAGAGAAGCCTGCAATCCCAAACCTTATTGCTCAAGGTATTGACTCTTTCGCTATGCGAGTTGCTTCAATGCTTCCTGACATTCAATACCCTTCACTTCGCCCAGGTATCCAGGCTTCTGAAAACAAAGCCCGTGACCGTCGTCTTGCCAACATTGGTTGGTGGGACATGAACAAGATGGCTGTTAAATTACGTCGTCGCAGCCGTCACCTTACTGCTTACGGTATGTCTGCTGTATCTCTTTCTCCTGTATCACTTGACCCACAGGACAGACGACGTATTCCACACTGGCGCGTACGCAACCCTCTTGCTACGTACCCTGCTCCAATGATTGACCCGGACAACATGGAACCAGTTGACTGTATCTTTGCTGACCGTCGTCCTTTGGGCTGGATGAAAGAACACTACCCACAACAGACTTCTGTTCTTTACAAGGGTGACAAACATGACACTGACATGTTTGAAATCCTTGAATACCTTGATGCCAGCGAAACAGTTCTTGTAGCCGTTGGTGCCGAGAAGCAAAAGAACCAAGGCTTTACACAGGAAACAGGAAAGGGTGTGGCAACACACATCATTCTTGAGCGTATTCCTAACCGTGCAGAGATTTGCCCAGTAGTTATTGCTGGACGTATTACTCTTGACCGCCTTCAGGGTCAGTTTGACCAAATGCTTGGTATGTACCAGCGTGAAGCCAAGTTGGACGCATTGAACACTATTGCAGTGTTCCGCAACGTGTTTCCTGACGAATGGGTTGTATCTCCTGCGAACTCTCCAACCAGCCCACGTATTGTTCAAGAGGCTGACGGTAAAATGGGTATCCGAGGTATCTTGGACAAAGGACAGATTCAGATTGTCCATCCACAGCAGACCCAAGATGCACCGATGGCGCTTGACCGCCTTGAGCGAGCACAACGCCTTACGGCTGGTATTCCTGCCGAATTTGGAGGCGAGTCAGGTTCTAACATCCGTACCGCTCGACGTGGTGCTTCCGTCCTGTCTAGTGCAGTTGACATGCCACTCCAGGAATACCAGGAAATCTTTGCTAACTCAATGGAGTTAGAGAACATGCGTGCAGTTCAAATCATGAAATCGTACTACGGCAACAAGCCAAGTATGTTCTTTATGGGTGGCGACGGCAAGGTAGTAAGCGAAGACTACAAGCCAAACGAAACATTCGAAACAAACCTTTCATACGTTAAGTACCCAATGCCTGGTTCTGACATTAACGGCCTTGTGGTTTCACTTGGTCAGCGTGTTGGTATGGGAATTATGTCTAATGAGACAGCCCGTATCATGGACCCAGCAATTGAAGACCCACAGTTGGAAGCAGACCGTGTTGAGATGGAAGGTCTACGCAAGGCACTGCTAACAGGTCTTGAGCAGCAGGCTTCTGCTGGTTCACTTGACCCAAGCATTATTGCTCGTATTGCAAAGATGAAAGCACAGCGTCACGTTACACTTGAAGATGCAGTTGCTAAGATTCATGAAGAGATGCAACAGGAACAAGCAGCCAAGGCAGACGCAATGCAGCAACAGCAAGGTGGTATGCCACAGGGTATGCCACAGGGTATGCCTCAAGGTATGCCAGGAATGGGTGGGCCAGAACAGGCACCACAAGGTGCTGCTCCAGAAATGCAACCAGGTCTTGGTGTATCAGCAGAAAACCCAATTCAGCCTGGCGCTCAACAGGCACCTCAAGGACAACCCGATGTTCGTCAACTATTGGCGAGTCTCGGCGGACAAGGAGCATAATAAATGCCACGTTCAGGTAAAGGCGGTTCACGCCAAGGAACACCCGGTACTGCTTACAGCAACCGTACAGATTTGAATGTTCCTAAAACTACTGTACCCAATCAAGAGTACGGTAAGGCAACAGAACAGATGAGCGCACAATCAGCAATACCAATGGCACAGTCACCTGTTGCTCAAGGTGCCGCTCCTGCTCAACAAACTGCTGGCCCAATGCCAGGTTCGTTGCCATTCCTTCACCCAACAGAGCGACCAACTGAACCAATTCAAGCGGGTATCACTTCTGGCCCTGGACCTGGACCTGAAGCCATTGCACCACAGCCAAGAGGTATTCTTTCTGAAGCATTGCGTCACATGTCTAACGACCCTAACGCTACTGCTGGAACATTTGACCTTGCTGCTCACGCTCGCTTGTTTGGTATGTAATGTCTGACGGCAAAGTTAATCCAGTTCCAGTACCACAACAACCAGTTGCACCTGCACCTATAAAAGTAGGTCGAGGTATTCCTGGTGGCGGTCAAGCACAGCAAACATACAATGAACAACAAAACGCTTACCAAAAGGCAGTAACAACTAATTCCTACAATTCTTTAAACCAGAATCAGCACTACGCTCTTCAATCTATTTACAACAACTACCCAAGTGCGTTTAAAAACCCTGGGATGATAATGGACCTTGTTAAGAATACTGGACCTATGCAAGGTGTTCATATTCAAGACGCAACAAACGCTCTTAAGTTTATGGCCTTGTATGACAAATTTAATTCTACATGGTATACAGGACAAAACCCAACTGGAGCCACTGGTCAGATTTGGAATGCGGCTAAAGCGGGTTGGAGTGGTTTAACTACACTCAAGAACTGGAAAAACGTTGGTCCTGAAATTGTTAACCTTGGTACCCACACTTGGGACAACTTTCATAACTATGTTACAAACGGTGTACACAAGTACGGTATTGGTGGTTTCTTTACACACGAAGGTTCTGTTTACGGTAAATCTTTTGTTAGTGCAGCCGGTGGTCTTGCCAAGGGCATTGGTGGTCTTGTAGAGCGTGCTGGTAAAAGCATTATGGAATTAAATGGTTTTGGTGGTGTAGCAGGTTATGAAGACCTTGGCAAAACACTTCTTAACCTTGGTCAAAACTTTAACCCATGGAGCGACAAAAACGCTTATCAAATGACTGCACACGTTTTGGCTTACTACGAAAGTATGGTTAAACAAAAAGGTATTATGTATGCCTTGGGTAACATTGGACCAAGTCTTGCACTTATAGGTGTAACTGCAGGTGCTGGTGCCAGTGCAGTTGCCGGACTTGATTCTGCTGCTGCTGCTGAAGCGGCTGCTACTGCTGCAGAAGAAGCAGCAATGGCAACTGAAACTGGTGCTGCAGGTTTTGACATGGCTACTACTGCTGCTAACGCTACAAAAGAAATTGAAGCGGCTAATGCGGCACAAGCAACACAAGCAAGCAAAGTTTTTACAATCATGCAAAAACTTAGCGAACACGGCAATCCTCTTGGTTACATGTACCGTGGTGCTAAAGGATTTACAAAAATGACTGGTGGTGCTAGAGCCAATGCTTTGTACCAGTTAGTACAAGCGCAAGCAAAGCACAGTGATGCTAAATTGTGGCAACAAACTGGTGACCTTGGCGTACACGATGCTAACGGTAAACCAGTTGACCTTGGTAGGGCAACAATGGAGTTCTTTGCTGGCAAACAAGACCAAGGTGTTTTCTTTTCTGCTTCTTCAGGCATTGTTGACCTTTGGGCAAAGTTTATTGGTACCGACCCTGTTGGTGCTTTAGGTACAAAAATTTCTTCAGCACGTACCGTAGGTCTTGCGCCACGTCTTGCTAGAAGGTTAGATGAGTTTAGCCACACTGCTGAACTTGCTGTAGAGCGACAAACCAAACTAGGTAAACTAATTGAAAAGGGTGGCGGTTCAGAAACGCTTGGAAACCTATCTGTATATTTTAAAGGCCTTGGTGTTACTAGTGGTGACATGCTTCGTCAATTAGCAGTACGACCATACGTTCGTCGTGCTCTTACATTTATGGCTACTCACAACAGTGGTGAAATTGGAACTATGTTCAAGGCTGGAAAGCAAAGTAACACTTTCTCTCCTTACGTCTTAAAGCAATTGGGAGACGCTAAAACAGAAGAAGAAGTTCTAAACATTCTTGCTCCTTTGGCTGACGGTCAAGGTCTTGCTCTTGTACATGCACCTTCAATGGGCATGTACTCATGGATGAGACAAACTGCTGCCGACAGCATTCTTAGCAAGCAATCACTTCTTTCTGCTGACATTTCTATTATCAACCGATGGAAGAATACTAAATGGTCTAAAGACGGTCCAGACGTTAAAGTTGACGACCCTATTTGGGTAGGTGTTGTTGACGCAGGTCTTCGTGCTCGTTCTTCATTCCGTCTTTGGCTTGCAAAGCAATTGGCCGGAAAACCTATGTACTACTCAAGTGTGCTTAAGGGATTTGAAACTGACCGAATTATTATGGAAGATGCTAACGAGTCTATTCCAGCGATTAGGCAACTTGCTATTGGTGCAATGATGCCAAGAGAAGTTGTTAACGCAATGACTGACTATTTGACTCAGGCATTGGCTGACGGCGGAACCGAAGCGTTTTCTCAGGCATACCG